GTTTTCTTCCAGGCCGCACTCTTGTTGAGTTTGTCTACTCGATCTTGGAGATTGACTGTTCGGCCCTTACCACGTTTAAGTGGATTGATAGTAACCATTGGATTTGGTTTACGAACAACATCCTGATACTTAAAAGAGAACGTCATGCTTGCTGCTCCTTCGTTGCCAAACTTTACTATAATTAATATTAACACAAGTGAGTCGCTAGTCAACCAGAAAGATAGGCTGGATTAGAAAACCCAGCCTATCATTGGATTACTTTTTAAGGGTAGTGATCGTGCTAGCAGTCTTGTTCATCACGTCGATGAAATCTTTGGTGCTCTCATAGATGCCCTTGTTTAGGGCAACCTTGGCATCAATCATGTCGTTAAACACATCCTTGTGTGCTTTTTCTGTGAAGAAAGCACCGAACATGCTCTTGACAGTAACACCTACCATATCAGCGTATTGTGGATATTCAAACATTTTTATCTCCTTTGATTGTTGATTTTAATTCTTAGTACCGGTATTGATGAGTACTAATTCATCTGTTGTGTAGGGCCACATCAACGCTCCCTAATTTCTGGCCAGCCTGGACTCACCATCTTCGTGTACCTCCTTTAGAAACATGATCGATATCACAGCGAGAAATTCCAATATCGGATAGTTCTTTATCTGAAAGAACTTCTAGCTCTTTACGAGTGTTAGATTCTTTAATTTTATCCGAATACCATTTTATAAAATTGTCTATCATAACTGATATATCCATATCATTTGTTCCCTTCCGCACTATTTATATAATTATATTGCACTGCAACATAAAAATCAACCATTATTTTCGCATGGCTGATTTGCATAATAAATATACCCATAGAAAGGAAGAATAATGTTCAAACGTATCGTAGAATTTTTCTTAGGTAAACCAGTGGTGTATGATGAATCACTAAAAACTGCACCCCCAATGTGGGAGGTAACAGATGCCATCGTCGCATCTATCGCCGAGGATCTGCCTGTAAAGAAACCAAGAGCAGAGAAAAAATCAACAGCCAAAAAGGCTGCTGATAAGAAAGCTGCTATGCCAAAAGCTGCGAAGCTAAAGGCAAAGAAGCAAGATTCTTGAGTTTCGACTCACACATGATGTCTGATCGATCAGCAAAGCTCAGTGCCCAATCATTTACTGCTGTATTCCAGTATTGATCTGAATGGGCTCGTAGCTTTGCTTTCTTGTATCCTGCTTCTAAGAGCATAACTCCGTCGGGCAGCTGGTCTACAGCATGATTAACGAGGTAATCCTCGCGGCTGATAGAGTAATGTATAACAGGCCGGACACCTCTCCAACTATCCTCAATCCTCTTGCAACGGTCATCGTATGGTTGGATGTATTCAGCTTCACGTATCCAGTGATGGTGGATGTCCAAAACGATAGGCACGATATCAGTAATAGTGAGACAATTATCAAGTCCATGGCTCATTTCCTCGTTTTCAATGGTAATAGTATTGCGGGCTTCGGGGGTAAGTCTTGCGTAGGCAGCGCGAATACCTTGGGCACCGGCTCTACCCGCGATGTGGACGTTGATCTTAAAGTCTTGGAAGGTCTTGCCATATCCCATCCACCGGGCCATATCTGCATGGTATTCAAACTCCTCTATCGAACGTTCTACAACATCAGGTCGATCACTCGCCAAAACACAAAACTGCCCGGGGTGGAAACTAAGGCGCACGTCAAGATCACGGGCCAACTGACCAATGAGTGCGAATCCGCGTTCACAATACGCCCTAACGCTGCTATCATGGTAAAAACTAGCAAAAGTGGGCTCAGTATACACAGGCAAGACATCGCTGCCAATCCTAACCATGCGGCAATTCCTGTCAAGAGATCCTACCCTTTCTACTAAGCGATACACTGCTTGCAAGTTGTGTGTCATCAACTCCCATAGTTTCTTATCAGCCTCGTCCCTGGTCTGGCGTTTGAGCCAAGACACTGTGGTTGTTCTATTGTTTAGCAAGGGATCAGATACCGGTCCTTTCGGAGTGATATCAGTCCACTTACATGCGAAGCCTATGCGTTTGATCATGATTTATAATAACATATACAGCTCGTGCGTCAACCGATATATTGTTTGTATCGTGCGTGATTGTGTGCTGTTTTAAGATCGTCGCATAGCATGATACCTAACCTATGCGGAGCCACGAATCCTGGCACAGTATCTGGTATCACTTCCCAGCCTTCGCCTTGTGCTGGCCCTAGCTGCTGCCATCTATCAACATCATCCCACAGCGGCACTGAATAGAATGGCACACGGTCATACCAATGTTCCCACTCTGGACACCAACGAAAATGTATCTCGATGATCTTATCACCTATGCATTCAATGTTGATCTTCCCGCTGCGCTCGTTAAAATGCCTAGCAATGAAACCCTTGACATGTATTGCAGGCATGGCACGCCAGATGTTCCAATGACTGAATTGGCTGATGGTTATATGGTGTCCTTGGGCAATATAGCTCTCAGTTATCTCTCCACGTTCCAGCATTATGTCCCAACTGGTATGATCACCTTCAAGGACTTCAGTCCAGAAATGGCCTGCACGGTACACGACATCTTCGGGTCCGCGCCATATCTCAGCGCCAGCGCCCATGCCATCCATGTTGTATGTAGGTCGAGATATCACAGGAAATTTAGTTGGATAGATGCCGTGCGGGGCACATTCTAGATCTTGTACTTGTGCGACATGTAGCTTGTTAATCCATATGCGTGTCCAGGGACGTTGCTGCCAAGCAGTTATATCATCCTTGGGTATCTCTACGTTCGGATAGTTTAGCGTAAGCATGCAATTATTTAGTAGCATGACTTTAATCATCCCTGTTCAGAGATTTCCATATGTTTTCGTTTATCTTTATCCCTTGATCTTCGTACCATCTACGGGGAAGATCATCTCGACCTTGGTTTACAGAGAATACTAATAGTTCGAGATCGTTTTGATTAAATCGGGATATAAATTCTTCCCTATGTGCAACCTTTATTCTTATCCTAGACAACGGAAGTGATTCATTTGATATTATATTTTCATAAAATCCTATCAGATCAAATTCCGAAAATTCTACATAGCGAGATCGGTTCTTCTTTAAGGTAAAGCTATCAAACACTTTGTCTATGCTAGTACCGTGTAGTTCTGCTATTCTTTTTTCTATACCGATCAGAGTTTTCCTGGTTATGTGCTTGATAGGACCAACACTAAATGATATGGACATGCCTTCAAATTGTATCGTCTGGTGGTCTAAATCTAAGGCATAATCACAGAAGAATCTAGTAGCTTCTGGATGACCAGCTGCTGGATTAATGTAACAGTATCTGCTGGGATCTATCTTGTTGAGAATTATCGAGTCCCCATCTAAGACTATCCAGCTCTGATGTGGCAATATCTTATGTAGATTCAATTTAACGTATTGCTGTCTTAACCATCCGAACGGCTGCGTCTGTGCTGCTTCTACAGCACTATGAGGAATACAAGATACACCTATACCATATTCAACTGACAGATCATTGCGTAGTTCATCTCCAAGTCTAATCCATCTATGGTCTTGTAGATCGTCATATAATACGATTATCTCGGATGGAGATAGATGTTCCTTAGCTTGCTTTATTGCTAGTTTCGTGATATGAAAATGCTCAGAGTAAGTGAATACGATTAACGGCAAACTTTCGGTAAGATCAGGCATCTAATACCAGCACTCCTAATGGTGGGAAACCATTGAAAGCTACTGTTGAATATGTGCTAGTGTATGCACCACAGGTCTTGATTATGACTTTATCACCCGATTTCAATCCTGTGGGCATCTTGACTTTCTTCTTGAGATACATTACATCTGCGCTGTCACATGTAGGGCCAGCTACCACACAAGGGCTAGTTGGTTCAAGTTCACGTCCGATGACCACGAATTGATACTTGATAGCTTCATCCTCGCATTCAGCTAACCCGCTGAAACGTCCTACGTTGAGATAGACCCATCGCACAGGATCTCCTGGTGTCTTGCGTGATACTAACAAGCATTCTGATGCTATCGCACCTGCGCTACCCACGAGACCGCGACCGGGTTCTGCCATCACGTATTTCACACCTTTGAATCTTTCCTGCACCGCGCTCATGATCGTCGCACTGTATTGCTCAGCTTCGGTTATCTCCTTGCCATAGTAAGCCGGGAATCCGCCACCTATGTTTAACAACCAGAGATCATGTCCCTCTTCTTGGGCATGCTCCCATACTGCTGCGACCATGTCCAAGCAATCGTACCACATGTGTGGGTGCCTGGTCTGGCTCCCGACATGAAAGCTGAGCCCCACAGGATCTAATCCGAGATCCTTAGCATGATTTAATAAAGGTATCGCATAGCTAGTGCTACACCCGAATTTCCTGCTCAATGGCCATTCAGCTTCTGCACTGCTTACTAGCAATCGTATGAATACCTTGCAACCTGGCGCATGTTCTGCTAGCTTTTCTAATTCTTCTTCTGCATCGGCGCTAAACAGCGTTATACCTTGTGCTACTGCCCAGATTATGTCTTGCGGACGCTTGATGGTATTGCCAAAACTGATGTCTTGGGGTTGAGCCCCGGCATCTAAGCACATCTGTATCTCAGACATGCTAGCAGCATCAAACTTGCAACCTAGCTTACCTAGCTTTGCGAGTATCTGCGGATGGGGATTGGCTTTGACAGCATAGTGTATATGTGCGTTGGGCATGCCGCGTTTGAGATCTAAGTAGTTGGATTCAACTTCATTGAGATCTAATACCAGTGTTGGTCGATCAAAGCTGTTACGCTTTATGTAGGCTTCTATCTTATTCATCGACTGCTCCCATCGCAAGTTTTAGTAGTATCTGATAATTATCCCAAGCCTCTTGTACAGCAGGATATTTTTCTCTAATAGATTCTTCTGAGGGTGGTATTCTCGCAAAAATGTCATCGACTACAACCCAATCTGCATTAAGCCCTTTGATTTCTTTATTCATCATACCTGCCTTACGTCTCGTGACGGTCTTGCCACGATCTGGACTTTCATATATCCAAACACCTTGTGTCATTTTAATAACTTCCTCGCTGAAGGATATGGGCTACCTGGATATAACCAAGCACCTAACTCATCCCTAGAATCAATGTGTATCATGGTCTGCCCTAAACCAAATCCACGGAATCCAACTTCATAGGCCAGTCGGACGAATTTCTTCATCTTAGCTTGGCTCCAGCCATTGTGAGTGATATCTACGGCTTTACCGTGGATGTGTTGGCTGTGCTTAGCACCATCGATAGCAGTGTTAAGTTCCTTGCTACGATAGGCCCATTTGATTTCAAGCTGTTCGCCCCAACGCTGTTCCAACTCGACAAACATGCGCAGGGTCTTTGGTTCTAGTTCTAGCAGATCTCCGTTGCCTGTGACACGCCGAGGCTCGTATGATGCAGCTGGATCGGTTTTGATTTCTTCTGCTACGGGTTCTTGTACTTTGGTTTCTTCTACCACAGGTGCAGGAGCCACTGGTTCCTCAGGCAAGGTTCCTACTATCAGTGCTGGTTCTTCTTGCTGCGGCAGCTCTGCCTTATATTGTTCTGTGACTATGTCTCTTTTGATTTCTGGCCTTAGGGCAAACGCTATCAGAGCTCCTATGCTCAGCACCAACAAAACACCCGATTCCTTGATTCCCATCCTCATTTCACAACTCCTTCAACCATTCACGCAAGCCATGGAAATCATCCCGAGAATAATTTTCCGATGAGGTCCATTCTCCGGGATCTTTCCAGCTGTGTGGTTGTATCTGTACGAAACTGATGTTAGGAAACTTTTGGAACAACCTAGAGAATTGGTATATCCAACATCGGGGATCAACTTGTCGATCTTCATAAAAAGGCTGTACATCTTTGTATATATTGCCTAGTCCATCTTCTCTAGGCCAAAGATCGAATCCTAACATGACTATCACGTCAGCTCCTTGTTCGGCTGCTATATTCGCAGCGTGTGTACCACTTCCCCAATGTATCTCTTTATCCCATCGTTCTTTGGCTACTGCGATCGGTTCAGGCAGTGCTTTAGCGTCGTTAGCACTTATTATATCTAACCAACGCTGTCTAGTCCATAGATTGGTTAGCTTATCATAGCCCTGGCTGATCAGATGTATGGCTAACTTCCTGTCGCAGGCTACACAGTTGTCTAGCTGTTGATCTTGGATCAATAGGTTACATCCATAAGTCACGCCGTGATTGCCCAGCTGATTGATATCAAAAACAGATCTACTGTGACCGTTGCCTATGACAAAGGCGATCTTCATCGTTTCAGAGCTGCCCATGCTTTGCCCTCAACACATTGGTATGCCCACGGTTGTCCGTCAACAGCTCTGCGCATGATTACCAGTTCGCTGGGTGTGCCTTCACGTTCGGGTATGCTATCTGCTGTGGAAATCTTGATCCCACCTACATCCAAAGTTTCTACAGTCGCGCCGTCTTTGCGCAGTCCCATGACAACCTTTCCGTTGATACCTAACACAAGATCGCAGTCTCTAGTCGTGCCTAGATATGTGGTCTTGTTCTTGTGTTTTCGAATCGTTAGCTCAGCGTCATCGTCCCATATAGTCAATGCCCCAGCTGGTTCTTCTGTGTTGATACCAATGCGATTGTCCGACACATGTAACGTCTCTCCTACTCTGAGATTGTTGCGCACCGAAAGCTCGATTAAGTTTCCTACCTTGCGCAGATTGCTGCTGATCACTGACGGTCCTAGATTTTCCTCGGTCAGCACTTCCTTGCCATTGGAACAGATAGCAGAACCCGCTATGTCTAAGACGTAATCTTTGCGATCTTCTGCGATACGATCGTTGACGATGCCAACTATCTGCTGATGGAAACTGGGATTTAGCATAACGAGATTTCCAACCACACGGAGGTCACCTGCTATGTTAACACTGCCTTTGAATTCTGCTGAGTCTTGTATGCTGATCTGATTGGAGATGAGATTGTTTTCAACCACGACAGCTCCATCCATGATCGTGATTTCAACACCTTTAGCTATGTCCTCTATACCAGTGCTGGAAAAATCCTTGAAAAGACCCTGTGTTATCGCATCAGCTGGCAAGGTCAATCCTGCGGTGTTCACTGCATGCAATGGGATGATCCCATTTGGTAAAGTGAGAGTCTTTACTTTGTTAACCACGAACTGTTCTATCTTCTCAGATATCTCAGTGCCTAGATCGACACGCGATACCATGTTTGAAACCCTTGATAGCACCGCTTCGTCCATCTTGGTTTGCAACTCTGCACCCATCTTATCATCGATCATCTTTTGCAATGATCCTTGCTGGATCATCTGATTGACCATGCTGGTGATCGTGTTATTGATCTTATCCTGTGACATGATCACGAGGTTGTCGGCTAGCAGCTGGCTAATATCAATCTGTGACAGTTCGGTGTTGATCTTCTTTTCAAGTTCTTTCTTGAAAGTTAGTTCTATCTCGTTTAGATCTATCATTTTGCCCTCGCATATACCACGTGTTCAGGTGTGCGACGCAGATGACTTTTCCAAAAGACGTTCTTGAGAACGCCAAAGCGTTCAGCTTCAGCATCACTGCAATACTTGGCTAGCTGTTTGAAATATATCGTTCGCCGAGCACCTGTCTCTAAACAGGTGAAATCACTGTCATTAGCTACTACATGTAGTTTCTGATACCAACGCTGCTTGTCATGCATGTCTAGTTCGTTGACTTCTGAGACGACTAAGCTATCTTTGCCAAGCTGATTGAAGCTAGAATCACCGAGAGGTCTGCGATGGCAGTTTGTGTTCTTGTAATCCCTCAAGGAGGCTAGCATCACACCGCCTGGTGCTAGCATGCCTAAAATTTGCATTATCAGTTTCTTCTGGCTCGACTCGTCAGCTTCCCTTGTCAGCACTTCATCTAATGCTAATATGAGGTCGTATCTGTCAGTTAGATCTATCTTTTCTGGCAACACAGTCATTGACAGCCCGCGTTTAACTAACAGATCACTTACCCAAGATCTTCTAAGTGCTAAAACTTTTTTTGGTTGGCATCCTATTTCTGACATAGCAGCGTCAATCAGTTCTGCTGCTTTTTGCAAGTAAAACTTGCGTTGATTATTGTCACTGAAGAACAGATCGTTCAGCTCGTCTAGTCCGTTGATGGCGTTCATTGATCACCTTTTGATATGTGCATACTTATCCTCGTTCTAGATCTAGTGTTACACAGTGGAAACCTCCACCCAGCGTCCTAGCATGGCGTAGTTCTAACGCCCATACTTCGATACATTTGGTTTCGAGATGTTTTATTAGCGGTCCTTGGTTCTTATCTACTATAGCAGTTTGTGGATCAATCATCAATAGATTCATGCCAATCCATTTGCTGGCCAATGGGTATTGATAGAAACTCTGTGCAACTGGATCATCGAACCATATCTTGTCCCAGGACTTAAACAGTTCAGGCAAATTGTCTTGGTTTACTCTGCTAGCGTTAAGAACGACTAACCCTTCCCTAATGACAGAAATTGTGCTGTCTATGTGGGCATAAGCATATAGATCTCGCAGCACATGCACTTTCTTTTCTGGGCCTAAGGTGCGTTGTAACCACTTAGCACCTGCTTCATTACCAGTGCTGCTCTTGAGGTAGAATATATCATCGTTGCAGCGCAAGCAGTTAGCAGCATCAAAGATAGGTTCGTCTTCAGCGAGTATGACTTTGTCATCTTCCACACGATGGCTTCCGATAGCTAGCAACGGACGGGGTGCTGCCAACCAACACGCGCCATCTTGGATAGCTTCCCGGCGGATCGAGCTCAGACACTCAGATTCTAACTGCCTAGATCGATAGCTCATTGGAGCTTCTATAACGACATCACCTGCGATCAGATGTGTATCTCGAGGACAATATGCATACATCTGATCAGTGCGCCATCTAGTATTTTCTATGGGTTTGCCGAAATCATGTGCTTTAGATCTGTAAACTTTGATACCTGCACTGCCTAACGCAGATGCTAGATTATCCAGATCTTCGGTTGCTTCGTCGATGACTTTTCCACTGACCCTGCCCTTAGGGTGAGGCACTTCCTTGAATAGGGTCGCTTCCCAGTTGACTGCAAATGTAGGATCAAGCATAGGCCAGTTCGCGCCAGTAGCAGTACCTACAACTACGCTTCTCAGTTTGTCCCACTCATTATGGCTAGATACCCGCAATCTCAACTCCTGTAAGCTGTATGGTATAACGATCCTCGTTGCCTAGATTAGCAGCCATGTGTGGGACGTCATATCGCCAAGCTACCCAATCTCCTGCTTTCCAATTTGGAAACAGCGTTCCATCTATCTCAAAGATGTGCCCGGGTTTCCAATCTTCCACGAAGAATATGTAACGCCATATCCTTGAGTTCCTGGTCCATAGATTAAAGATGTTAATGTATTTCTTATAAGTGTCGCTGTGATACGGGAGATTGTCTCCTGGTGTCATCTTGTAATAACTGACTCCTACGTGTTCTAGATGTGCAGCCCAGTCAACGAGTTTCTGCGTGGTATCTGGTTGATTTGGGTTCTGCATGTCAAATAAGTATCCAGTGCGGGGTTGGTGACCAATCTTAACCCAATTTGCAACTTGATCATCATCATTAAAGAAGCCACCTTCATAAGGTAGATTTTTTATTAATTCAGGATGCCATAAATCATGATTTAATATCGATCCATGTTTCCAATCAGAACTGCGACTCATAAAATCCTCCTAAAAACAACCTGTTAAACAAGCCACCTCGTTCGTATTCACTCCATTGTCTATCGCCAAGTCCAAATATTACCGTTGGACTCGCTTCTATTCCCATCTCCTGGCATTTGAATTTTTGCCAATGTCCGTAGGCAGTCACGTTGTAATCAACACCATAGCTAGCTAGTAATATATTTCCCAAGGCTGCTCCCCAGCGATTTTCATATCCGGTCTTGCGATAGATATCCAGTCCATCATCTAGATCATGTCGTGTTAATCTCATGCCTATGCGAGCATTAGCCACAGGAAAGGATTTGCTTAGACTAAAAGCTATGGTATCTATAGCTGGATGGTTGAAATTAAATTCTAACCCTTGGGTGAGACCTACATAGGCTGCGTCTATCAACACGGGAATGTTCATGATCGCTGCTGAATCCAGCACGCTCTGCGTCTCGTAGCGTAGATCTCCGTTGTCAGCAAAAGGCATGCTGATGATCACATGATCATTGAAATCCAACGGTTCATCTTCTAACCAAGCATAAGATAGATTGAGATTCCTGTGGGTAGCAATGTGGTACATATATTCCCCACGGAACATGCGTAATCTCTTACCTTGATGTCTGATATACCATTTATCAAAAACTTCGGTAGTGCCATTGCTATAAGCTGCATGCCAGGGAGCGTCTAATCCTTTGAAATCATTTAATTGCGAGCTTTGTAACCAATGCCGATACCGATTCAAAAATTGATCAACCACATGTGGTGATCGAACATGTGACATGAAATCATTCATCATTGCAAAATCAATAAATTCTGTCAGCACAGGATTATTGATAGCCCTAGCACCTCCAAATGGTAAATGTTTTTTACTAGGTAGTGCGTGAGTTGCCATAATATATCACCTTGATAGATTTATCTGTGGTCTTGTATTTTCGCCATGGATCAACGATAACCGACCCACCTTCGAATTCGCAATATGTATCTTGTTCTTTGCTGTAGTTATACGTCACTGCTTGGTCGTGTGCTAGCAATATCACTCCTTGAACTGATCGAGGAGGAATTGCTCCTGCGAGAGGGTCAATGAAGGCCCAAGTATGCCCCATTTCTTGGATATAATGTGCTATGAGCAAGCTGTAGCTTCCATCACAATATGGTACACCTGGTTTGAAACTCTTACCGTGTATGTAGATTGATAAACCGTGTTCTGTTGATTGTTTGATCAATTCTTTAGCTAAATTGGCTGCTTGTGCTTCGCGTGCCTGCATGATGGCTGAAAACATGTCATAGCCTAAATCCATCTCCCTGGCTAACCAACGCAGGGCGATATTATCACGAGGATGGCACGGACCGCCATCTCCCATACCGGCAGTCATATATCTCTTGCTGGTGATGCGCTTAGATGATTTGCACAACGAATCCATGACCACATCTACGTCGCAATTACCAACTCGGTGTGCTACGTCCATGATCATATTGCTGAGACTGATCTTAGTGCTGATCCAGGTATTGTAGAATATTTTGGTTGCTTCTGCTTCTTCCCACGTACCTAGCTGCCTGTGTTGAGTGATCGCTAATGGTTGCATCTGTGTATAGATGCAGTCTAGCATTTCAGTGGTTCTCGTTGCCTGTCCATCTTGCGTTCCCATTATGATGATGTCAGGATCTCTGAGATCTTCCTTGACCATGCCCATGCTGATCAGATAAGGGTTGTACGTCATACGATCAGCCATCTGCCCGAACAATCTACGTATGGTTCCTGGCAACACGGTTGAAATCACTACGATTGAAGTGTCAGGTGCGTATTTCTCAGATATCACCACTGCCCTAACTAGATCTGCGTAACCAAAATTTAGAGGTTCGAGATCTGATGTAGGAGTGCTGCCGTCATAGCGAGGATCATGTGGTGTAGGAACTGCGATAAGTATCAAGTCACGATCTTGCACAGCTTGTTCGTGCGTATAACCGGTATCAAATCCTATGTCAAAACAACGAACGTCATGTCCGAGACTTTCCAACATTTCTGCTGTGGGTTTACCTAATTTACCACATCCGATCATAGCTAATTTTAGAGATTCCAAATGAATTCTTCCTATTTAGGTACTTTATATAATAGTATATATGATTTTTGTTTGGCGAACAATATTAATACTGAACTATTTGCTGTAGGTGCTGATCGAATTAACTTCCTAAATACAAAATCTCTCAATACGTTAGTTGAAAACGAAGTAGATTATCTCTTACCTAAGATGCTGCTACATGATCAAGAACCAGTGCTGTATCATCAACAAAAAGAAAAATGGGATCTTTATTATTACAAGTTTGCTAAAATTGATAGTAGAGTAATGATCTTCCATTCAGAACTCAATAGCCCAGAATTAGATGCGTTATGTTTGCGGTATGACGCAATACCTTGTTATTTTTTTAGTAATGGAATCTTAGCCCAAGAATGGTATGGAAAATATCGTTACTTGCCCGATCTCAATAAAATTTACATTAAGAATAAGATACCTAGGTTAAAATACAAGTTCAGTTGCATGAATCGATTGGTTGGACAACAAAGATTATATCGCCCAATACTCAGCAAGATGCTCATGGACATAGTAGATCATCAGAACCTAATGTTAAGTTGCAATGTGATCGATCCGGTTGATTCTACCCATGTATCAGCCCGCCGAGATATCATATTACCTGCACATCATCGAGCGATCTTAGATTCACTGTCATCCATGGACACACCTATAACAATCAACGTACCAGAGTGGGATTTAGCTGATGACCTAACCATACCTAATACTAGTTTTGATGCTGATCGACATTTCTTTGAAAATACCTTTTGTCATATTGCAACTGAAACATTGTTTTACGGAACTTGCCTTCACCTGACAGAAAAAAGTTTTCGACCGATCATTAATCGACGTCCTTTTATATTAGCTGGACCGCCAAACAGTTTAGAATACCTGAGAAATTATGGTTTCAAGACATTTAGCGATTTTTGGGACGAGAGTTACGACCAAGAAACAGACGGAAACAAACGGTTAGACAAGATACGTGATTTAATCCAGCATATAAACAGCATGAGTTTTACGGAGATGGAAGCCACTTTAGCCAAGATGTATGATATACTCGAATACAATTTCAATCATTTTTACACTGGACTTGCTGAAAAAATAGATGATGAAATGTGGATTAATCTAGGATCAGCTGTCGAGCAATATCACCAACAAGGATTAAAACCTGGATGGTTGCTCGAAAGGATTAATCAATTATCTGAGACAGAGTTACAGCAACTCATACGCGACGACCAACCTGGATTAGATCATAAATCCAGAACAGCATCAGAAGATGAGTTTTTTCAAATGCGACTTACTAAACAAGCGGTAGAATCAAAGGATTGGAAATTCATCGATCAAAACAGGATATCATACTTGTTGGCTCATGAATTTAAGTTTAAGCATGACAGCAGCAAAGATGAAATACTCGCTGCTGTCATGGCATTTACTAACTTAACCTAACAATTTTTCTAGTGTCTTAGGACCAGCAACTCCATCTGCTGTCAACCCATTCTTGGTCTGCCATGCTTTGAGTGCCTTTTCAGTACCAGGACCAAAACTACCATCAGCTGCGATACCAAGTGCAGCTTGCATCATCTTAACGCCATCACTTTTAGAACCTTTGCGTAGTGTACCAAGTTCGTTTACATTTACGTCATCGTTGTCATCGTTGTCTTCGACTACTTTGAGTGTTACGGGACTGCCTAGCACAGACATTGCTTTGCTATAACGAGCTTGGCGATCAGCAAGGCCAATGTTGCCGCCGTTAATGATCTTGGTCATCTTTGTCACATCATCTGTGTCGGCGATTGGATTTAGTTTCTTGTTGTTCCAAAACCATGCTGCTGATTCGATCGCACCTTTTTCAGTTGCTACATATACCGCTGCTTGTTCAGCAGTCATGCTTATGCTCTTACCAAAATTAGTGTAGTTGTCACGTCCAGTAAGTTGTTTTAATCCACGTCCGCGGAACAACCATCCATCACCTGCTTTAGTATTACCCATCTTCGAACTACGGAATTCGTCTTGGTAAACATAGTTTGCGATCTTTTCAGGATTGCGTGCATACTCAGCAGCATTGCGTTTGCCTGGGCCAAAATAACGACCAAAAACAGCAAGCAATGACTTTTCGCTGTAGTTTAGATTTTCTTCTAGTGAGTTAAAGTTGTTTGATTCGTGGGCACACTGGCTGATGAAGTGTGCTACTCGTCTTGATGTAGTAATCCCATATTTAGGTAGTATTTCGCACATCGCGTCATACCAAAATTCTACTTTTTTATTTCCTGGAATCAATTCTGCTAGGTGTTCTTTTTTGAAATTAAAATCAAAGCTCATGTTTTTGAACCCTCCTATGGATATTTATTGTATTAGGATTTTAACATGAGATTAAGGTAATAGCCCGTTTGCGCCTTTGTGCATCTCAGAGAGGCCCAATGCTCACTATATCTATCTATCTTCACCACGGGCATCGAATGAAGATAGCACCATTAAATTGCTATTTTTGTTATTCCACTATTCCTCCTGCTACTGATCGATAGCAGGTGCTCTTAAAAACTACTTGTGGATGACACCATCCCATCCATCAGGTAGATCCTTTGCAGACAGCTCATTGATGCGTGATTCAAACTCATCATAGAAGCTATCTAAGTTCTTTCGCCACTTGCCTCTGAGGTGCCCTAGTGCTTCCTTGCAATAATGCCAATTGCCATTGCGGTATTCCTTGAGCATGTCATTATGCAATCTCGTATGATTGTCCATGACTGAGAGTTCCTCGACCGCAGTGTCATCTGCACCTATCACAGCATAAGCGGTTACTGGTTCAGGCAATCCTTCTTGCATGAACGTGTCGAGCTCGAGGATAGTAAACTTATCGCCGAGTGTTTCTTTTTGTTGTTTTCCAAATATCACTTGCATTCAAATAACTTAACATGTTGCGATCATGATGTCAATAGAAAAGGAACGTTTCCGTTCCTTTTATGTGGATTAATCTTTGGCTGATCTACGAGCGATGCGGGCGATATCGTAACGATTGACGCCAATATCAGCCAACTCACGATTGTTCAATTTGTTAAGTTCGTCGTATGTCCTGCTGAAACGCCTGTGTTGATTAATCTTATTAGATATGCTTTTTATGAGGGTGTACATGCTTTTTCTCCTGTTGCTATGTTTATTTTACTGGATATTTATATGCGCTGCAACATAAATCAGCCTGCATTAAGCGTATAACTGGTATGCTTCATCGTAAAAGGCCTATAATCCAATGGGTATTTGTAATATCAGTAAATATCATACATGCAATTTGACCTTGTGAGTGATCTACATTTAGATCTATGGGACGAAAACACCAAAGATTGGAAAGGCATAGGCACTAGCTTATGTTGTGTGGTCGCCGGAGATGTGAGCAGGAATCCTAAATTAACTGTTAGCTTTCTTAAACATCTCTGTGAAGCATACAGCCACGTCATATTTGTAGACGGTAATCACGAGCATTACCGTCATTATCATGATCTAGAAACCAACGAGTATGCTATCGAAGATGCGCTAGCCAACAACAGCAATTTTCATTATCTAGCTGATAGTTCGTTGGTAGTTGACGGCACTGCATTTGTTGGTACCAATGGATGGTGGACTTTTGACTTTCCAGAGATCGCAGGAGTAGGAAACAAGATAGAAGCGATGGATGCGTTCTGTGCTAAGGAAGACTATGCGATGCGCGATGCGATCAACGTATGGACCGCAGCACAGGAACACGCTGAATTCTTAGGTGAAGTGGTCATGAACTTGCAAGACAACGATGATATACATGAGATCGTCATCGTTACCCATACTGTTCCTCGCATTGATCTCATTCCAATCAGCCCAGGTAGCAACTTGGTTGATTGGGCAAAAATCGGCAATAGTAGCATGCAAGAAGTACTGAACTATGATATCGAGGGTAAGATATCCACATGGTGCTTTGGTCACTATCATCCATATCACTGTGACATCATGTTAGATGGTGTCAGATATGTGAGCCATCCCAGGGGTAGGCCAAGCGATGCAATAAGCCCGGTCTATTATCCAAAGAAGATAGATACTGAACTAGACACTGTGCTAATACGTTGATTACAGCTTTTCGCCGCGCCAGCCGATCTTTTTCAATGCTCGTTGCACGGCACGGGCCTGTTCTAGTGCATCTTGCATAGCATCATGGTGTTTGCTACGATCCATATTACCATCTACAAAATCAAATAGTGTGCGGCTGTCTCGGATCTGCCAATAGTTCCACGGCGGCGTTCGCCCTACCATGCGGTAGAGATCTTCTATGATCACGATGTCAAAGCAACCTTGGCTCCAGATACGATCGCTATTCCAAACAAACTTGTGGAACTGATCGATTGACTCAGATAGTGACGTGCGACCTTGTTCGCTAAACGCTTCCTCTTGGGTGTGCGCAGGCTGTTTGCTCCACCATTCAATTGTATCGTCACTAGCAGTACGGTTTAGATCATTCTGCGCATCGATGTCTAAGCGTAGCATCAGCTTAGGCATATCGTCTGGGATGCTCAGAGTTTTTGGATCAAATTTGACCGCGCCGAGGCTGAGGATCACTGCGCTGGGTTTAGTATCTAATGTTTCTAAGTCAAACATACAATCCAAGGATCAGTCCTCCGGTTCGACTTTAACCTGCAATGGAAATCCGTTAGCACGAGCTAATACTGTTACTTCTACACCCTTGTGTTCAGCCAGTTCAAAGGGCATGACTGCGATCACCGCAGAACCTTGTTCATGGATAGCTTTAACTGATACTGCTGCTGCTTCAAATTCGTAATTGAAGATGTCCAACAAGGTCTGGATGACAAATTCCATGGTAGTGATTTCATCATTGAGATAGATCACTTTGAACATCTTGGGCGGGTCAATGTCATCTCGCGGTTTGATCTTGACGATAGTTTCTGATTTAGTCTTGGAAGACATTTGAACTCCTGTTATCTAGTACTCATTAATATAGCACATTTATCGTATAATGCAAATGGAAAAGTGGACAGTTGCCTGTCCACTCTTGTTCCAGTTGTGGTCTCATATGTACCACTCGTCCTGATATGCGATATCAGCAAAGAGTACTGCTCTAAGTCAAATAACACACGACGATCAGGTATTGACCTGTTTACTGCTTCTGGAACATGATAGCGATCTTCTTAGGCTTTGCTTCCTCCGGAAGCTCACGCTCGAGATTGATCACTAGTAGTCCGTTAACAACGGCCGCACTCTTGACTTCTACATACTCGCCTAATGTAAACGTGCGGATGAAGTCTCGGCCAGAAATACCCTTGTGGAGGTAGATTGTTTCTTCATCACGCTTTTGCTCACCCGTGACGCTGAGGGTGTTGTCCTTGACTTCAATGTCAAGTTCATCCTCACGGAAGCCAGCTACTGCGATCTCGATCTGAAACGTATCTCCGCTTTGCTTGATGTTATATGGAGGGTAAGTGTTGCTAACTGAGTTAGCAAACTGTCGGTCTAAAGTATCAAAGATCCTATCAAAACCAACAGTACCGCGATGGAATGGTGTCAAGTCGAACTTAGTAAGAGTATTCATTGTTTTTCTCCTTTTGTTTAAGCAAGAATACATGCGTGACCCCTGGGGCATCACGCATGTTATTTATATAGTGATTGTTTCTCGTATTACAAGTCATCATCATCAAATTCGTCCAACAATGTTGGATCGTCGTAGGCTTTGTAGTAATGTTCATTGGGCATGAGCACACGGAAGAATCTATCAGTGCCGCTGTTCTGTAGCATGAACATAGTAGCTTCATCTGGTTTTAGCAAGTCTACTACATAATGACTGCTGCCGCAACTAGCATTAAAATTCTTGATCGGACCATGTTTCATTCCCGAAAGTGCGGATTTTAGTTTGCTACTGTGAGCAGTGATCACCCTAACGATACCACGCTCTTGATTACGTATGCGAGCTTTATCAGATACAGTTAAGACACTAATCGCAGCACAGTTGTCGTCGTCAATAGTGACGAGACATTCTTTGATCTTGATCGCACCTTTGGTGTGACTATTGTCGGGAGTTTCTTTGGTGCTCCAAGGTACGCTACAGTCAACGTGATTGACATAGTACGACTCTCCCTTGGCTTTGATGATCCACATTGGAACCTCTGGATCTTCGAGGTGTTTCTTGTTGAAATGGAACACCATCTCCTTGCATGCTAATTCTACCTATGACATGATTTTCTCTCCTTTGTTTTTTACTTATTAAAATAGTTGGTGCTCAGTACGGGATTTGAACCCATGATCGCAGTTTTAGAGACCGCTGCTTTAACCGCTAAGCTAACTGAACTTATCTTTTTAATCAAACTTTCTAAGTTCTGCTTGTTTCTTTTGCCAACGTTTTACAGCCTGGGCTTGTTCTCGCTTGCGACGCAGGCTTGGTTGTTCGTAATATTCACGCTTTCGTAGTTCTTGGAAGATGCCTTCTTGTTGCATCAGCTTTTTAAGTTTTTTTAAGGCTTTGTTAACATCATTGTTCTTTACCCTGACTGTTAGGCCGCGCTTAAAAAAATCATCACCGTAATCGCTCATTGTTTCCTCTTATCAATCTGTTGTGCTACCCATGTCAACATCGCGCCATGGGGCTCTTCTATATATCCCGGGAAGATGGTTTCTAGATCTCTTCTCCCAAAATAACGTGTCTTGTCTAGTCCAATCAAATGACCTTTGATCGTATCAGCTGCTGTCCGATGGCTAAGGTTCATCATGATGATATCAGCTTGATATGCAATGTCTAGCAACCAGCGGAAATCCGTGTCATTGTGACCGAACATGTGTATGATCAACTTCTCCGGAGATCCTTGTAACATTGATACACCTGTGTCAATTTGATCCCATTCCCAATCTATCCACAACACCTTGTAACCCTCACCGTGATAACGGTCTGGAGGAGTTACTGCTAGATGTTCATCCAGGGGATTGTCCTTTGTCACGTACCCTCGCTATTATCTGTCTTTGTTGCATATCGCTGAGATCATCATAATCCTGGAAACCTTTGCGTACCTGTTGTATCAAATAGTCTATGTATGTGGGATCATACGCTAAAGTGTCATCTATCCTGGCCTTGTCTACTTGTATCCATTTCTTGTTATTCCATTTGTACAGTATATTAGGCTTTGTGTCAACTTTTAAGAAAAGATCACCACGTGCAGGATTGTTAGGCCAGGCAGTACCAAAGCTAGTAGTTCCTATCTCACCTAAATCAAAATCTGCGCTAGCAGCTATCGATTCTTTGATGTTATCTGAACGTGTGCGGAATTTTAGTTCGTTGTCTTTGTCTTCGATCTCAGCCAGCAATCGCTGCACTTCGTTTGCTAGTTCTTGTACTGTTTCGGAATTGCTATCTTGATCAGGAACTTCTACTATCTTCTCAACGATGCGTTCCACTATCTTCTCTACTGGAACTTCAACTATCCTGTCAACATAAACTATCTCAGGTTTAGGTACTTCCGTCAGTTTTTTTTTTTGGTCCGTATCTTCGGTTTCTTCTACTGCATCTTCTTCTACTGCATCTTCTTCTACTGCATCTTCTTCTACTGCGACTTCTTCAACCACCTCCTGGATTTCAGGTGAACTAGCTGTTACTATAGCCTTGTCACTTTCCCTGCTACGTATAGCCAGGCTAGTGATAGCAGCCATGGTTAAGATGATAGCCAGCGGATCAAACACGGCAACTAGCAGCAATATCATCCAACTGACTGCTTGTTCTAACAGGGATTTATCGGTCGCACCATAGAGTAGCTCGGCCACGAATTTGATAGGACCCACTTCAGCTTCTAGCTTGCGACCCTCAGTTTCTAGTGCATACTTTTCTTCCGTGAGCTGGGTAATCTTAGTGTTAGCTGCTTCTATCTTAGGATACTCCACAGACACTATTGCGCTGACGTCTACTGATTGTTCAGCTAGTCCTATCTTGGCGCGGAATTTCGATATCAACTCATTGCTGTTAGCTATCTCTGCTTCCGCGACCGTTCTTATCCTCTTGATTTCTTCTCGGGCAGTATCGATCACAGGTGATATCAACTTGGCCTTTTGATCGTTGACTTTCTGTGCCAGTTTATCTTTCTTGGCTATGTTGCTGGCCCTATATTGTGCAATCAGCACAGAAGTCTTGTTACCCAGCTTGCCATCCACAGGGGAACCTACTAGCCCCTGTGCCATCTTGATATCACCGGCTGTTAGGTACTGATCTAATTTAGTCAGATTCTCATCTATAGTCTTGATCTGGTCTTCGTAGATGGTGACTGATCCACCTAGGCGTGCTTCTTCTTTGGAGATGATCGAATTCTGTTCCGCGATAGCAGGTTGGATCCTGAGATTTACCCCTGCGATACGTTCTTGCTCTTTGTCTATCTGTTCCTGAATGTTGGTGTCACTGCTGGTGCCTTTGGTCTCAGCAGCCTTGATCTTAGCCTCAGATCTAGCTATGAGATCATTTTGCCGTGCGATCTCAGAAACGATGCGTTCTATCTTGGCTGTACCTTCGGTAGCAGCAGCGGTTTGTTCTACATGGGCTTTGCTCAAGAAACCAAAGATACCTATGCTGGTTATCAACATCAATACTGCTACAGCAGGCACTAGATATAGTTTGATCCACCAATTAGCTTGCTTCCAATATAGCTTTAACCAAACAGCACCGGTCAGCTTGCCAGATTCCAGCACACCACCCATGATCACCACAGGCCAGAAAGCAGCGGCGAATATCGCAGTGAGACCAACTATGCTATAATAGGCAGCGACCGCTGAGATCGCTATGGCGATGAATAATGTGAAGTAATCGAATATCCGCATAGATATATTTAACGTTTCCTCTGACTCTTATTATAACAGCACAGTGGCTATCATCCTAAATCATATATGGATTTGAGATTTTCCAACAGGTGATAGGCGACTTTCTGATGTCCTAGTTCAAGCGGATGCCCCCTAGGACCAATAGGGGATGGATACGCCCATTCTACCATACCTTGATCGGGCCATCCTACGAACAAAGTCTTATCTATCCTATCAATCAATGATTTGAATTTTTTCTTGTATCTGTCATACTGATGATAGTTATCAAACGCATTGAAAAAAAGATATTTTATATGTTTGCCTCTGAGATATTCTTGTAATAATATTACCTGTGTTAACCATCTAGAGTATAACCATTCATCGTCGGCGTGTACTAAGATGAAATCTGAAACTTCTTTCCTATGTCCAATTTGTTTATTGTTTGGCAATGTGCTAAAATATCCAGAGTCATCGACAAACTCTAATCTTAGATAAGATGTCCAACAAACAATAACCAGATCAGGCTCGGGTCTATCTGGTGGTCCTTGTAGATCTTGTAAGATCAAATCTCTAAGTATGGTATCATTGCTATAGGCTGGGCGTCCTAGGTTGATTAGGTCAGTCCCTAGTTTGTTTGCTACTAATGCAGGCCAGGATTGACTAGCAGGATCAGGCAACTCCTCTCCGTAAGTGAAACTACACCCATGGGTGATGATGCGAGGTACTGTTGCCAATTATAATTTCTCACCAGCTTCAAATCCACGGAATCGCAGGAATCGCGGAAATCTCAAGCTGTAGGTACCATCTTGATTCTGTGTCACTGCATCAGCTTTTACTTCCACGGTCTGGCCCACCAAAACATCGCGACTATCCCAAAAACTACCACGCTGGGCATCAGATAAGCCACTACCAACGTTAACCCGGATGCGTTTTCCATTATCAGTTCCTTCACACACCAACGCACCTAATCGACCTTCGTTGCGACCAGTGCCTGCTTCAGTATCTATCACTTCTAGGTCAACAGTGATATTAGGTTTGATCTTTAACCAAGCTGAGGTCCGCTTGCACTCATATGGAGCATCTGCATCCTTGACCATCACACCTTCGAGACCCAATCGTGCAGCTTCATCTCGCATGTCATCTAGCGTGTGCTGCCCGATCTCATCGTTGAGATTTACTTTGGTATATTCAAGTCGCTTCACGTTTTTACAATCTGCGAAATGTCTAAACAGATCCTTGAGTGCTCGAGACCTTTCTATCTGCGTCCGAGGATCAAACTTTGCGTTAAAATGATGCAACGGAATAGCATCAAACACATTGAAAACTGCATCGCTGGCATTAGCATCGCTTTTACGATGCACTTGCGTCATGAGTTCCTGGAACGACTGTGATGTGATCTCACCATCTAACATCCAGTCTCCCTCGATGTTAGTTGCTGCTTTAGATAACTGATCCACGATGTGAGGGAAATTATCAAAAAGTTTACCGTTGCGGCTAAACAATGAGACTAAACGATCCCGGTGCGGCAGTGGTCTTGGCTTCATCGTCATGCTCCGAGATACACTCTGTATCACTGCAATTACCCTAACACCATCTAGCTTATAATCAAGTATCTTCTCGCCGCGCAGCTTAGTCTCATGGTCAGCAGCATCTTTGGCTAATTGGCATTGGAATAATGCAACAGTGCCTGGACGCACCTTGTTAATGGTAGTCTCAGTCACTCCGCAGCGCAGATCTTTGATCAGTATCCGTCGATACCAATTGTTCCATTGGTCCTTGGTCGAATGTTCCATCATTTTTTCGATCAGTTCCTGTACAGCATTGCCGGTGACGCTGCGACCAACCAATCCGGTCAATGCTATTGCAAATGTTTCAAATACTAAACCTGCACCGTCTGCACCAGTCTTGATAGGAACTGCTTTAACGCCAAATGTGATCATCGGATCTAGTGCAAATTTGCAACCTTCCCAAAACTCTGCATCGTGCGGTGCTTGTAGCAATACCGCAGTCAGCACTGATTCCTTGAACTTGCGGCTGTTATCTGATTCTAGTTGCTTGATAATTTCCCATGGCTGCATCATACGATCACCTGTTTTTTTGTGTTTGCTCTGTCGCTGAAAATCTTTGTGCCAAGCTTGCGTATCGTGTCTGCGGCATTTTGCGGAGCATCTTCAAACATCTGCTTAACATCATCTTCGCCGATGTTGTCATCAACTTTGATGCTGTAGATCTCATAATGACGTTGATTGTTTACTCGTGCTCGTAGTAATAACCTGCTTAACAGACTACCAAAAACATTAGATTTTTTGCCCACTAGGCGATTAAATGTATCTTCGCTAGATAATGCGCTGGCATCAATGACTGATTCTACCCCAGTCATGTCCCACATCACTATAAATGTCTTGTGATTGCTCGTGGTATTCATCTAATCCTCGCAGGAAATCGTTGATGTCATTGAGTGAGATGTCAGCGATGCGCTTAGCGTCACTGACTGTAAGTATGTAATCAACAAGCCAAACTGGCATATCTTCGTAGCTTGTGAATCTCTGTTTCATGTTTATATATTAACACAGGTTAGGAGGCTGTCAACCGAATTAATATTGGACCCATTGGCACTGGGTACGCTGCACCATGATCCATTGCCCACGATAACCGTCCCATTCCTGCACCCATCGATTATAGCATTGCTGCTGCATCTGAGGCTGTTGGTTATAATTCTGTTGGTTGTTCAGTGAACCAATCATGCCACCGATGATCAGGCCGCCGATCAATGGACCAGCCCAATCATTATTAGTATTATATCGGTGATGTTGATGGTAATGGTGCCTGCGATGACGCTCGCTAGCTTGTACTGCTGTAGTCAGTAACAATATCGCGGCAAGTGCTAATGCGATCTTCTTCATAATCATCTCCTATTGGAGTATTTAACGTTGGTAGGGGCGGAGGGATTCGAACCCCCGATGAAACCGTTATGAGCGGCTGGCCTTAACCACTTGGCTACACCCCTATATCTTAGTTTGTAATATAAAGCCTCACGCTATATTGTCAATCACTAAATTCAGTGGGCCCGTTCTGTTTCTAGGTGGAACCCATACCCAAGGTGTTATGCGGCTAACGCATAGTCCTGTGAAACGAAATTATCGTTTGCATTTAGTGTTTTGCCTTTGTCTCGATCTTGTCTTTATTGCACCTGTCGATCCCAACTCACCCCCATCAAAAAGAAGCTATGTGCATTTTAGTTTGTTTAATTAGTTTTGAATATCTAACAAATAATGCATTGTTATACAACCTAATTACAAAACCAACGTGGTTTGAAGACAATGGATAAAAATTTATCCCATTTTTTATCTTTTGACCTTCGTCTCTCACATATATCATATATAACTTCCTTATGGTGGAGGTGGGGGGTTTCGAACCCCCGTCCAGTTTGCCTATTCTACTAGATGTCAACGACATCAGCATATTATTTATAAGCTCAGTTTGCAGTGCAGTCAATCTTAGATTGCCAAGCAGACTCGAATCCTTCTTCCCTGTAGCAAGCTTCATGATTACCCCATATCCTGCGGAAGTAGCTTTCTGATATGCTTGCTATCTCTGAGTCGGACCACGAATCTGGGATCAGATGTCCTTTGATGATCCAAAACAATCTGTTGGCTTCTTTGATTTCAATGTCTGTCATTGACCTATTTATGAACTTCACATGTTTAACAAACTGTACATGGTCAATGATTGTTCTAATTCTTCCTGACAGATCTTAAACTCTTTATGGAGTTTTTGATATTGATTGGTGAGTTTGCGTTTTTGCCTGCAGACCACTTCCTCAAACATCAATCTCTTGGCTAATTTTTCCCAATTTTCTCGCATGATCATCATGCTACGATATGACTCATAATCTTTGTACTGAGAATTCAACAGATTATAAATCCGTTGGTAATCAAGTCTAAATTGGTCTAAGTCAAATAATTCAAATAATTCCATAAATCCATATTAGCATATGTATGTCTGTTGTCAATCAACTTTGCTGAGATTAGCCAATATCGTCCTGCTCACACTAGGCATTCCAAATATGTCTTTGGTATCACCCATTCGCAATCCAAACGTGTTGGCTATCTCAGATATCATGGTCATCTGCAACACTGCTACTAGTTTCTTTATGTCGATACCGATCTGAGTGAGATATGCTTTGGTAGCATCCGAAGGATAAGTGTTGTATTCCGTCTGCATGTCATGCAGCTTTTCTTCTTCTAGGAATGCTGTAATTAACTCAACCGCAGGACCTAGCACGAATCCTTCCTTGTTAGGCTCGACTGTGAACAGATTTAGATTGTATATCCCTAAGATGGGATCTACCGTGTCGTATGCTAACACACCTACATCAGTTAACACGATCGTGTCGTCAGCAACAAACATCAAGCTGTCTAATATGTCTCGCAGAGATCTTTCCTTGTTGTCTAGCAACAATGAACGCATACGCTGCAATCGGCGCTCGTAGTATGCATCGCGTGTGATAGCTTCTGGATCCTGTAGCTGTAGATATATGTCAGCTGCTCTCCCTGGATCACCGCTCCATATACCTGTGCGTTCAGCAAATGGTTGTAGTCCATTTGGTCGGGTGTTGCTGAATTCGCTGAGCAAACGGTTTTCGCCTGTGCAAGTTATACCGAATGATTCTGCTCTATCTTTGTTGCGGCTCTGTATCATCACAGCCTTGATCCGTTGACCATGATAATCATCTGTCACGATCCTATTGATGAAATCAGACTCGCGACCAAACCCAGTCTTCTTGCCATGATCCTCGAGTGCTGTGGCAAAGTTCCACAGGTCGCTAGTGCTGGCTGTTAATCGTATGTTACCGTTGTCATAGATGATTTCAATCAATGAACCGCTTCCAGGTGCTGTGCCAAATGTCACTGAATTTGCGGTAGTGCTTACGGTAAACTCAGACTTGAATTGATACACACCGTCGATGTAGACGTCAACGGTAGTGGCTGATTGGAAACTTCCAACCACTGTGAACACTAACGTGGATCCGTCCCCATTGAAATTCTCAACTGATTTATTGTCAGTGCCGATAGCTATGCCGTACTGCTGCCTGAGGTATTGTTCCTTGTAAAGCTGTCCTACCGACTCGTTGTGATAGTTTTGTATATCATAAAGGGCGATCGCATCATCATCAGTAGCATTGGTGTTAACTACATCCATCTCCGTGACTATCGCATCATTGATATCAGTCACAGCATCGTCGAGATAATAATAGGTTCCAAAAGCATACCCGCCTGTGCTAGGAACGATTATGTCAGAAACGGAAGTGTAAGCGCCGTCGAGAGTGTCTTGCAACAGCACTAACAGATCTTTGAGGTCATCAGTTACAGTGCTGTTCCACAGCGATTCTTGCTTGGTTGTTATTTCAGTCAATGTCTTGGTATGTGTGTAGCCTGCTGCTGTTCCCAAGAAATCAGCAACGGTCAGATCGCCATTGCCGCTGTATCCACTGACCGGTGATAGCTTGCCTTGTATGCTATCCAGTTCTTCTAGAGATGTGGGCAGCTCCAACGCATTCAATTCAGTTGCATCATAGAGCGTTTCCATGCTAACGAACAATCGTCCTAGTTCAGCAAGAGACTGCACATTGCCTATTCCGCACATTGCAAGCTGTGGGGCGATCTCATTCAGATCAAGGAACTCGTTGGATTCAGCACTGCGGGGGAATAGTATCGCAGGATCACATAGTTCACCTAGATTAGACAGCCTATATTCCCTGTTTATTTCCAGGGCTATCAATGCAGAATCTATCGCAGCTTCATCTGTGATAGCGCTCAGTATATCATAGGCAATGTCATCGCTTTCAAAAGTGTTGATGTCTCGAACAGTGAGGCCGATTTGATGTATGGCCTGCAAAACACCTGTTTCATAACCAACACCTACCATGATTATCTGGCTGCAGATCTGTCCTGCTGTACCGATTCGGAATAGATCAGTCATGTCCGCTAGATAGCCTAGCTCACTGAGATCTCTTCCTAATGCATTTAAGTCATTGGTTATCGATCCAAAGCCTTGCGTGATCATCGCATTGTAGTTTCGATGTATGCTCGCAAAAGGAGCCATTGGTTCGTCATTGACCAACACCGGAAGGGTTTCTGACAATGGTCCGATCAAGGTCTTGACCTTAGAACCGCCCATCTCTCTGATGTCCATGTTGTGGTAACCGCCCAACAAAGTCGTTGATGTGCTAGCACTTATAGCTGCTGCGTTTAACACTAGATTAACAGCCGATGTGCCAAATAACTTGTTTACACTTTGATCCACTGCCCGACCTAATCCGATAGCAGCGCCAGCGGCGCCTTGTGCTAAATTGAACGCTGCTGTGAAACTTGGTATGTGTCCTAGTATCTGGTTAGCTACTCCACTGACAGCTTGACCGATGAAAGGTATGTTTACTCCCAGTGCTTGGCTAATAGCGGGACTGATTGAACCTAGTAATCCTGATATAGGAGATCCATGGCCTAGCGCAGCCACAGCCTGGCCTATCCCTGGAGCTATCGTATTCAATACATCTCGACCCACAGTTGAACTTACTATGCTGCCAATACCGCCAGCTAGTCCACCTGTCACTAAATTTAATCCTTGTGAAACTAAACCAGCTGTACCGCCATTGATCAAATTGACCGCAGTAGTGAACGCGGGAGGGATAGCTAATCCAGCAGCACCAGCTAGACTAGCAAACGCTCCTAAGACGCCTGCGCCGACTGGACTACATCCCCCGCCTCCGCCAGCGCCAGTTCCACCCGGCGGGGTACAATTTGTGTTAGCTGTCTTGGCTTTTTCGTCGATCGGCCGTTCGGGGTCACCTGGTGAACTAGGAGTGCCGCTGGTTCCATCTGAGATCAGGGTAGGGTCAATAATAGGAACTAACCCTGATTCAGCATCAGCCATGCCTTGTACGGCTCCCGATGCTAACCAACCAGGCGCAGTATCTCGGCTTCCGCTCGATCCCCAAGGAAAGGCTTTCTGTCCTATTCCCTGTCGCCAGCCCGATTGATCAAGATGCATGAAGCTATCATATCCACCAAGGCCAACTGCTATTCCACGACTGCTATTGTAAGCAGTGAATGCTCTTGCTACCCGTTGATACTCGTTGGCATTAGTCAGAGGAGTAGTGAGCTTGCCATTATAGAATAATTGTATATCTGCTGCATCACCATTGGGATGGTTTTGTGTACCACTGGCTCGCTCATCTTGCCCACCATGGGGTGTAATCCTGGCTTTCCACCCGGGCCCCAAGGTCCCAACCGCCGTATCAATGCCGTTGATTAAATCTTGTTTAGGCGCATTACCATTGGGTATCTCAACATTTCCAGTCGTGCCACCAGGTGTAAAATTAGCATTAGAGGGACTGATCCCCGAACATGTGTTAGAACCGCTCATTTATCCACCTACTATGAATGTTGGACTGCCTGTAACCCTTGGATGCCCGCAACTGTCGATATCTCCAACAACATTAACCTTGATACCATTGATGATATATTCCTGCTTGCCTAACATTGTGACTGCGTGGCAATGTATAGGTATCCTAGGGCAGGGAAAATGCGGAGAGACCGGAGTCCCTATCGTGCAGACAGGTCTACCATCTACTATGAAAGCTGGATTACCTAATAGGGCAACACCGCCCGCTGAATTGACATCACCTTTGCGCACTATTGCTGGCATTAAATACTCCGTCTAGCGATGATACTGGCTTGATACCACTGACAGCTTGTGTGTATTGATCGGCTACCTCTTTGTTGGTAGCGATATGTAACACCACAGCTGACTTGTTCAAGCTAATCGCTAGTGTATTTAAGTCTGTAGAAAGTAGGTATGGCATCATTGCCAATGTGCCCTGCTTGGTCGGTACCAGTGTCACTGGCTTTGTTATCTTGAATTCAATCAGTGTTTCGTCTTGCACCCGAGCTAACAATTCTTCACCAGTGATTAGCTTGAAGGTAACTACCGCACCTGATTCGTAGCCTTTGTTTAACAACATTATTGTAATCTTTCTAAAATATCTTCTTTGCGCATGGTTTTGAGGGTAGTGAATCCACCTTGTACTAGCACTTGCTCGCCTGCGTAGATAACTGGTAATGTCTTGTGTCCTGCTGCTACGATTTTATTGCGAGCAGCATCGTCTGTAGTGATGTCAATTTCTGTAAAAGGCACGTCAATCATCTTGAGATAATCTTTAGCATTGGTGCAGTATCCGCACCCTGGTTTAGTGTAAACTATTAATGTCTTCATGGTTTCACCCTTGTAAAATGTAATGTAAATATTCTCTTGAACGGATGTTTAGCTCTAGATGATTGATGCATTAGCGCATAATCATATTCTCTAAAAATTTTTATTATCTCTGAGATAGTAGGTGTTAGCAATATCTTGATTGGCTTATCATAAGTCCATCTACACACCACAGTTTCACCAACATCTATATGTTGATAGACATCGTCTAATGGTAAATCTAAAAAATCTTGGATAATCAATATGTCAGTGACTCTCTGATCACACATTGCTTTACTAAAAGCTCTCCAATCTGGTAACCATGTCCTGCGTATAAAGGCAAAATCTCCTGGAAGAAACTTGTGATCTTCCCATCCAACTGGTGAAAATTCATCATATCCTAGATCTTTTATTAGTTCTAAGTTTTCAACAAACGGATCTAATGCGATGATTTTTTTTGGGCGACCAAATCGGATGGGATAATACATACCCCCAAATCCAACACCTATATCTATCACCCGCCTTCCTTCGAAAAGATGACTGTGAGGGACTAGATCTAACATGCTTCGATTATGGCAAAATCTAGTATGTTGATCTGAGCTACGTAGATTTATCGTTCCATGTTGTACATGCCGGGGTATGGCAAGATGATTAGCTGAATTTTTGTATTCTAATATCATCTCGATATGCGCATTAAGCTCTTTGGAATATTGATCAAAGAAATCTCTCTTAGGATCATAATTTCGTAAAGCTGGTATCATAGGCTCATGCCCTTGAATGTCTCTGTGTTAGCATCCTGTTTGATAGCACCGATCGTATAGGATGAAATTTCTGTTTCTTGTGGTGCGACCTGTACTTCCATGCCCGAGATCCACTTCTGCGTCCAAGGCAATGGATTGCTGCCTGTCTTGTATGGGCTAGGCAATCCAACGTAGTTCATCCTACGAGCAGCGATGTATTCTACATACTCGTTGAGTAACTGTTCGTTGAGTCCGATCATGCTGCCGTCTTTGAATAGGTATCTAGCCCAGGCCTTTTCTTGGTCAGCTGCATCAACAAACATCTTAATACACTCGTCTTTGGTCTCTTCGGAGATCTGAGCATAGACTGAATCGTCTTTGGGCAACGTTTTGAGCAAGAATTGTGTGCTACCGAGATGTAAGTTCTCATCGCGGGCGATGAACTTGATGATCTTTGCGTTACCTTCCATCTTCTTGACTTCAGCAAATGCCCAGCTACAGGCAAAACTAACATAGAAGCGAACACCTTCGAGGATATTCACGCTCATCAATGCAAGCCACAAGGCTTTCTTATGCTCGTATTCATTTCCTTTATAGGCTTCGGGATCAGAGGCCATTAAATTATTAAAATGGATCAATGTATCGTAATAACGGCTGATGTCACCTGCGCAGTCAACTATCTCTTTCATGTCCATCATGCCGTCAAAGATCTTGCTAGGATCGCTGTAGATGTTGCGTATGATATGCGTATAGCTGCGGCTGTGGATGGTCTCGCTGAAAGTCCAAGTAGTGATCCAGTTTTCCAACTCGGGCAAGCTACAGATAGGCCCGAAGGCAACACTAGGTGCCCGTCCTTGCACTGAATCTAGCAGGATCTGTCGCTTCAGATTGCTGGTAAAGATATGTTGTTCGTGTTCAGTCAGTGCTTTGAAATCTTTAGCATCACGGAAGATGTCTACTTCTTCAGGGCGCCAAAAGAAACCTAGCTGTTTATCGGTGAATTTATCCAGCGTTGGGTACTTCATAGTATCGTAGCGTTGTATAGTCACCCCACCATTTGGATCTAAGAATGCTAGACTCTTGGTGTGATCACTCTTATTATTGATATCAAATACGCTGCTCATCTCTTTTTCCCTTGTGTGTTTTTATTGTAGCATCAATCTTATCTTTGTAAAGAGTAATCTAATCTATCACCCTCACGGTCGAGATCTAATGTGATACAATGTAATCCGCCATCCCAAAAAAATCTGTGTCTAAACGGTACTATGTGCGGGGTTATTCCGTGCCTTTCAAAAGCAGAAAATGCTTGCTTATTGTACGAAGTAACTAGGATATTTTTCTCATCAATAACCAGGGCATTAACATCAAAGACTGATTCTTCGACATATCCAACCCAATCAGTTAACCATGTCTCAACAAAATCTATTAATTCATCGTCTTGTTCATGTCCCGGTATCCACCATTTTCCAGCATTTTTTGTTTTTATTTTATTCCAATTGTCTACCTTTGTCCAGGATTGATTTTCCAAATAACAAATCTCCCAATCGGGAAAACTTTTTTGTTGGTCTTCAATATCTCGTATGCTTAACAACAATCCAGGTTTAGCCACGCACAAACAACCATCTACGTGTCCATGACTGTTTACGAATTTTACATGATACTCACTGAAATGTTTAACCAACGGTTCTAATGTATTAGGGCGGATTAATAACTCATCTACTCCGAACAATAAATCTTGTCCCAATCTGATGATTCCATTTGGAAAAAGCAACGGTAATTCTTCTACTATTTTTTCGTCAATTATCTCATTGCCTTGGTCGCGGACATGATCAATTATCGGTTGGAAAATCTTGACAAGATCCAGTGATTTTCTCTGATAATCTGTCACTGAATCAAATCCTGGCAAACCTTTTATTGCTGCTATCTTAGATTTCACATCATCTGATATGTTAGCTGCAATGTCTGTGTGATTAATCGGACCTCCGGCTATCCGGGCTATGTCATAATCACTTAATAGACCGATAGTATGTTTGGCTAACAATCGATCTCTGAGATTAAAGACATAGAGTTTATCTCCTATCATACAAAGCTCATCCCTGGGAACCATGCTAATTGGTCCAGGTATTCGCTTTGTTGAATCTATCGTCATTATTCCTAATTCATTGAGGCTATTAGGTACATTAGTTCTGACAACACTTATCCCAAAATTTTGGAGGACCTTAATGAGATTTAAGAAATCTTCTTCAGTTTCTTCTGCGATACGTTCGAAAAGGTTTCTCAGTCGAACGTTCTTGATCCAATCATAAAACTGTGGAGGATACGATCTACCAACTGCACATGCTCGTAAACGCTGGAAACCCGTGTGTGCGCTATACATTTTAGATCACACAGCTATCGCATGCTTCTTCATCGACTGGTAGTATATCTGATGTCACGTTCTGACCCGACATCTTGTCAAGATCAACTTCACCTGCGCCATCATAAGTGTTGAAATAGTAGAGCTGCTTGAGTCCATATTTGTAGCACATGACGATGTGCTTGAGCATATCACTCATAGGAATCTTGTCATCTTCATAGAACGTTGGATTATAGGAAGTATTAACAGAGATACCTTGATCGATCCACTTCTGTAACACAGCACAGATCTTGAGGTAGCCTTCCGGGGTGCGTTGATCCCATAGTAATTCATACTTGTTCTTGAGCCTGCGATATTCTGGCACGACTTGTTTTAGCACGCCATCCTTGCTCTGCTTGACACTTACATAAGCACGGGGTGGCTCAATGCCGTTGGTAGCATTAGCGATTTGGGCAGAAGTTTCAGCAGGCATTAATGCCATCACAGTGGCGTTACGGATACCAGTGGATTTTAGTTGTATGCGTAGGGTGTCCCACGGCATGCGCTCAGTATGCGTTACTAGTTCATCAACATCAGTCTTGCGTGTGTCACAGGGCACAATCCCTTTGGACAGCTTAGTGTCCTCATTCAATCTGCAAGCACCTTGCTCAGCAGCGAGATCAGCACTGGCCTTGATCAGATAATAACTCCATGCTTCTGCATACTTGTCAACGAGAGCAAGAGCTGAGGGATCGCTGTAGCTGACATCATTCTTAGCTAGGAAGTAAGCAAAGTTGATGATACCAACGCCTAACGGACGAAAATCCTGTGTTGACTCATATGCTGCTCTGACTGGATAGTTCTGATAGCTGAGCAGTGCATCTAGACCGCGGATCGCTAGTGTGCAAGGTTTTTCAAAGTCTTCTGGATTCTTGACGTTGCCCCAGTTGATAGCACTCAAGGTGCAAAGAGCGATCCTACCATCTGGATCATCTAGACCGTTCAGAGGACGTGTCGGAAGGTCGATCTCTGCGCAGAGATTGCTCTGCCTGATCGGCCACTTGTGTTCATCAAATGCTCCGTGCGTGTTAGCGTGGTCAACGTTCTGTAGATAGATGCGACCGGTTTCCTTGCGCTCGCTCATGAAAGCTGTAAACAGATCGATCGCTTTGATTTTTTTCTTTCTCAAACGAGTGTTACGCTCAGCTGTCTCGTACAGTTCTTTGAATCGATCTTGATCGCTGAAGAACGCCTCATAAAGCCCAGGCACGTCATTGGGAGAAAACAGCGTTATGTCACCGCCAGTCAACAGTCTCTCATACATCAGCTTATTAAATTGAACCCCGTAATCCATATGACGCACCCGAGAATCCTCAGTGCCTTTGTTGTTCTTAAGCACTAAGAGATCTTCTACCTCAAAATGCCAAGCAGGATAGTATAGGGTAGCTGCGCCTCCCCGGACACCTCCTTGGCTGCAGGATTTGACTGCGGCTTGGAATAACTTGAAAAATGGAATGACTCCTGTGTGTGCTGCATCACCATTGCGGATAGGACTGTTAATGGCCCTGATGCTACCTGCACCAATGCCGATGCCTGCCTTTTGTGAGACGTACTTGACGATTGAGCTTGCTGTTGCATTTATTGAATCTAATGAATCATCCGTTTCAATTAACACGCAAGAACTAAACTGTCTCTGGCTCGTCCTAACACCTGCCATGACCGGAGTAGGCAAGCTGATGTCGTGCTTGCTGATTGCTTCATAGTAATCGCGCACCCACTGCAATCGAACATCTTTAGGGTATGCGTTGAACAACACAGCAGCGATCAACACATAAGCTGACTGCGGAGTCTCATAGATGGTCTTGTTTACCCTGTTCTGCACCAAATACTTGCCACGCATCTGTTCCATTGCTACGTAGCTGAGTTCCATGTCTCGATCATGCTTAACGAAGCTGTTGATCTTGTCCCATTCTTCATCTGTGTAATAACCGATTAGATCTGGATCATAAAGACCTTCCTTGATGTTGCGTTCGACTAGTTGTTTGATATGCCACGGCTCATACTGCCCATATACTTCCTTGCGCAGATGATAGTTGATCAAACGTCCTGCTACGTATTGATAATTCGGATTGTCTTCTGAGATCAGATCAGCGGCTGATTTGATCAGTGTCTCTTGGATATCAGTTGTTTTGATATTGCCATAAAATTGTATCTGGCTACGTAGTTCCACTTCGCTAGCACTGACTCCAGTTATACCTTCAGTCGCCCAAAACACTACCTTATGCATCTTTTCTACATCTAGGTCTTCTTTGGTGCCGTCTCGTTTGGTTATCTGGATCTTGCTTATCATCGTGGTCCTCTTTCTTTGTTCAATAGTATATTATCCTAACACCAGGTGTTAGAGCAAGTTAATTCTTAATGATTATGTTGGCATGGACTGCCAACGTGGGTGTATTTACGATTGTGTGTGGAGTTCAAACAAGGACATATAACGTCACGACCATTTGGCATAAATGCCTCAGGAATAGTTCATATGTTCTATGCCATAGGTGAATGTCACATTATTTCCAGTGTTGGTTGTGATATACAGGAGTGTGGTCGTGCTGCCAGCAACAGTAACAGAGAAAGTCAATCCAATGTCATCACCATCATACTGATAATCATCTGATATGGTGCTACCAGCACTGCTGGCTGTTATCGTTAGCATCCCGTGCCTGATGTATGATCCACGTGCAGCAGTATAGTAGATCTTAGCTGCTTTTTCAGCGGTAGCTGATAATGTCACACCTGTGCTAGTTGCACTGCTTGTGTTGTCTAATAGAGTAACATTGACTGCTGGACGTTGTTGTCTACGTCCGTTATGGAAGCCTTCGTTAGGCTGGAGGAAAAAGCTGCTAGCATTGCTTAATTCTACACGAGCTACTGTGATATTCTCAGCCTCAGTCCGTTCGAAGCTGTCGCATAGACTGGCGCACCCGCTGTCTAAGAATAGGATGCAATTATCAAAAGGAGTACCGGCTAAGTGGTTACCTACATCATCAAAATAGTTAAAGCTACTGTAGATATTTGACACTGCATAGCAATGTATACCATTGCTATAAACACTATCAAAGAAGCAATTGGTTATATTGATAGCCTGAGGACCATCTACGCTAGAACCAGCGCCTGTGGTATTTTCACCTAGTTTTACACCTTTGTAAAGATCGATCCATTTGCTGGCATTCACAGTCACTGAATGCACGTCATCATCGATGACCAAACCAAAGTTGTTGTTAGTAAATTGGCATTGCTCAAAAATTATGTTGCTGCTGAAATTAACAGCAGTACTAAAGATAGACACGCAGATCAGGCTGTCACCAACAGTAGTTGGGCTAGTGATTGATCCTTTGAACCCAACCTTGTGGAAACGAAGATTAGTGGACGAGTTGATTATGAACACATGATTAGCTGTGTTCTGTTCAAAGGTCATGTCGTATATGTCGATGAAGTGTGGCAGGGCAGCACCGTTGTTTCCTATGTTAGCCCCGACCTGTTGTAAGCTGTCCGCACTGCGGGCGACACAGGTCACTGAAGAACTAGTCTGTGTGATGTGAGTGCAATCTTGTCCTTCACCTCTGAGCATAGCATAGGTCGGAATCTTGATCTCATCACTGACGATATAAGTTCCAGCCGGAAAGAATAGAGAACGGCGAACTTGTGTAGTCGTATTACGGCAAAATAATTCAAAGAGCGCTCTGTTGATAGCTGCGGTATCGTCAGTTACTCCATCACCTTTGGCTCCGAAATCTTTGACTGATGCCATGTCGTCAAACTTGGATTGTAACGTCCTAGCAACAGGCGTGTTTCCTGTTGTTCCAGTTTGTACTGTATATCCGCCTGCATCACCAGCATAGGTATAAGTGCTAGCTGATTCTAAGATATTACTGTGCTCTGTTAAGATCTCAGTGTTACCAATACCTGGTGCGCCCTCACTAGTGGGTCCGTTTCCGATGTACAGTTTTCGCTGATCTATTACCCATCCGAGTTCAGCTGCTGAAAGCTGGGGTAAATTATCACCCAATCCGTAACGATGTTGTATCTTAGAGATGCTTACTATTGGCATGGCGTCATCCTATATGGCTACAGATATTTATCGCTCTTTGTAATACTGTTCCACCCGATCCCACCACATAGCAGTATATTTGTCAAATTCTTCGTTCTCTAACACCCAATGCTGGATGTCTAGGTCCTTGCTACACATCAAGATCACACCTGTCTTGATTTTTGTACCATAATTCTCATTGTGAGCAGCCGCATATGCGCAGAGCTGTAAGAAATAGTCTTCGATCCATTCTCGTTTTTTGGGTTTATTGGTCTGTTTGAAATCTAAGATAGCTTCATTACCTTGCCAAACACCCGTGCAATCAGTAGTACCTGCATATAATCCTGGATAATGCAGACCAACTTCACTGCCCCATATCTCATTAACATTGGGTTCAATTAGCTCATTAATGACTTTTTGTGCCATCTTGTAAGCCTGTTGATGGACCATGTTAGATCCAGGAACGGTAGATTCACCAACAATCCAGCGTTCGATTTGCTTGTGCATGCTAGTACCACGACCAGCAGCTTCGGTAACTATCTGTTGGGCAGCTTGTTCGCCTACCCTAGCTTTCCAGTTAGCTAATGCTTGCTTCTTCTCTTCGGTCTTGGTCTTGTCAAGGATGGTAGTTACACTAGGTACCTTGCTGCCATCAGGGCAGAGATAAAGGCGACCTGAAGGTGAATCTGTGCGTTTTAATTCTGTGTAATTGAATTGTTCATTTATAATCATAGCACTATTATATGACGAATCTAATAATAATGCAACTGAAATTACATGCGTTTTTTAGAAGCTCTGCTAGCCATCTTAGCTATATCAGTCTCATCACCTGGTTTAACATCAGTGTTCATATCACCGGGCTCAGCTTTGATCACTAAGCTCTGTGGATCCATGCTTTTGATGAGGTTCTTTATCATGCTGCTTTTTTTGACAGCGGCGTCTAGATCTTGATAACTGAACGGGACGCCTGTGTTTTTCATAAGACCTAAGATAGTTTCAATGGGCACCCTGACTTGCTTGACGCTCTTATCGCCTATCTCAGGCATATCTGCCTTGCCCAGAAGGAACTGCAACAGTGTTGCTAATGTTCCTTCTGTGCTCTGAGATCGCTCAGGGCTGATCTCTAGCAATCTCATGTTATGCTCTTTTTTCTCGGCCTAGCGGAAGTTCGCCGCCGACTGCTGCATCACTAGCACCAAACTCATCTGCTGGCATCTCAGTGTCCAAATCTGTTCCCATATCAACTGAAGGTGCTTCAACTGGGGTAGGAGCGGCACCAGTCAGGCCAAGTACTGCGTTATTGACCGCTTCACGTGCGCCTTGTACTTGTGTGAGCAATCCGTTTAATGTCTCAGTGGCAGCAGCACTAAATGCCTGTGCTTGTTGATCTCCGATGTTGCTGCGGATGCTGTCTGTGAGTGGTGGAAGCTGCTCATTAACCATCCTGCTGATGTCTTCGAGCATGTCCTGGAGGCTGTCAACCATATCCTTAGCAGCCATAACTGACTGGGCTTGGGTGACTTCATCTTCGTTGATCATCCTGCGTATAGCGTTTTCAACTGATTCATTTTTGGCAATCTTTTTAGCAATCTTGTGTGCCTTTGTGATTGTGCTCTTTTGTAGCGGTGGATTGTCACCATGTTGCGCGAATGGCGTCGGGCTTTTAGCTTTCTCAGAAATAAAGCTTTCTAAAACCTGCTGTGCCATAAGCATACCAGTGTAACCTGCATCTTTTTCAGATACATGTATCTTGTTGCTATTACGTACTAATACTAACTTGTTAGTAACGCTTTCTAGCATGGCTACTGCGTCATTGACTTTGAGATTCTCAGTCTTAATGTTCCAGCCTAACTTAGCCTGCATCTTAGCGTTCAGCACGTCTGAACTAACTGGGGCGATATCTGTGAGCTTCATTTTGTTTAATCCTGTTTGTCTTATAGAATATTTATGTCATTCGCTGATATAATAGCACCTGGCGAGCGTCACCGATGAGTTCTGAGATCTCAGCATTGGTGCGGCTTAGTCGATCTTCGATGATATATGCTTTCAGTTCATCACATCTCTTTAACGCTTGATTTCGGTGATATTTATACAAATCTTTATCGGTAGTTAGCTTGGCTAGTTTCTGTTCACTGGTGCTGAGGAATTGATTCACTGAGGAATTTCCATTAGCGTAAGCTACAGCATAAGCCACTGCCCAACTACGATACATGAACTCGTCTAGTAATGCACCCCTGCGCATGACTTGCCAAACACCGTCGACGTTCTTAATGATCATGTCGTTGACACGTATACGGTCCTCTGATTCTTGCATGATGATGCTAGCGCCAGCAGCATGTTGCGCAATGAAATCTGAAATCTTACCAATTGACCCCTGATCTAACCTCATATCTAACCCTTCCTGATTGGTTGCGTCTTTTGAGAATATTCTTATGTATCAAAGATAGTATATGCGGAATTTCACTTGAGGACAAGTTTTCTTGCAAGATAAACGTATTATTTCGCACCTGTTCTGCCAAATCTTTTTCGTTTTCAGTGAGCTTAACAAAGCAACCGGGTGCGATTTCGATCTTCATGTCATTGATGTATTATGATGTACCAAAGCAGCCCGCCAGATATGCCCAGCAACGCTGTGATAGCACTGAGTCCTACCGCAAACATAGTCTTGAGGGCAGACTCTTCTTTTTTAGCGAAACCGTCCTTGATCTCCTTGAGCATCCCCTCGAGGGTATCCATGCGCTTGCCTATGTCGTTTTCTAATCTCTCTATCCTGTCAGCCATGTGCATATATCTCTCTGCGCAGAGATCAACATGTGCTTCTAGACTTTGCTTTTCTATGCTCATGATGCTACACCATGTCCTTCTTGTTCGTAAAAGATATTCGAATAGAGCCTAAATGATGCCTGATGTCTGCCTTAACTGATTTATTTACTCAAATTTCCCAGATAAATATGTCAATGTTTTTGAAAGGACCGCGGATTATGAACTGCGGCGGAAAACTAGGTATGGTCTCTGTTAGGCCGGGCACTATAGGAACCCCATCGATGTCTTTGAGAAACAGTTCTCCTTTGACGCCTAATACATCAGATCTGTCCACTGTAAATTCTAAATGCCACGCATCAACATCAACTCCATCCCTATCTACCCATGATGACTTTTCTCTGTGACAAGACTCTGTCAATGGTTGGGTTCTCAATCCGATCACTTGTACCAGTGTATCATAGTTGCGCTGTTGGTTACGCTTCAGTAGCCAATCAGGATCGTCTGATTTGTTCCTAACACCGGTAGGAGTTATGTCTATCGTGGTTGTTATCATTATCCTTTGCGTCATTGATAACTCCAAGCACCAGTATACAGTCTCTCTGGATTACGCAATGGATCGCATTCCTTAAACCACATCGTTAGCTTAGCACACTCGTCGCTGTTCGCACACATTATCCCGTCGATGCTATCATATCCTAGATCACGGGCAGTTTGGAATCTATTAGTGCCTGCTTTTATCGTCCACACTTGTCCATCATCGGCGATGATAGGCAAGCTGGCTTTCACAGATGGATTTATCCACGTATCATATTTTTCTGCCCACCATTGAGGAGCAGTCTTGTATAGCAATATTGGATAATCCATTCCCCGCTCCTTGATGCTGGGCAGATCTCGCCATAGATAGCGATCATCGGGTTGCAGGTATATTGGGGTGATTTTGGAAATTGGGAAAGCCTTTATCCTGGCGTCCCCGCGCCATCGGCTCATCAAGTTACTGGTCATAATTAAAGGGCTCCTATATTATATATAGCAGCCCTTTAATCTTAGTCAAACGTGTATCTAAGCTATTATGAAACTGCTAGCTTGAAACCAACGTTGGTAACAGTTGACAGCGAGACGTCCTTGCTGTTTGTTCCAACGGCAGTGCCAAGTGCGCGGATTGCAGTCTGTAGAGTAGCAGCAGTCCAACCTGAACGCTCAATCATCGTTGAGATCATGAATGGTGTGCCGGTCTCAACTTGGAAGTAGGTAATCGTTCCAAGAGTTTGTATGAGACGTAGGACGATGTCGATGGTCTCATCTGCTTCGCCTTCTGCGTCGATGTTAGTTGCGTTAGCTGATAGGTCCTTGAGTAGGATACCAAGGCACATTGGTTGTGCGCCGGCAATGCTAACAAGGCCTGCTAGGTCGGTATTAGTTTCAACACCTGAGAAAATATTTCCAGATGTACGTGCGATTGAAGCCATTTTGCTTCTCCTTTATGTTTCTGCATCCACTTGGATGCTGAACTTATTTATAAAGAACCTAACTTTTTACCCAGTGCATAACCACCCACAGCAAGCCCAGCTATTTTTGCTGCAAAAGGAATACCACTTTTTTTGATTGGTTCGTCGGTGATCAACAAGCCCTTCTTATTCATTGATTTAGCATAAGGTGCATACATATCACTGGCTTGTAGATCATGCCTAAGGTTACGGAATACTCTAGTTGCTGCCAGGCTGTGTTCATCAGATAAACTATGTTCCCAATCAGCTACTGTCCGACGAACTGATCGCAGTGCTGCACTTTCTATGCCTAACCCAGTTTGTAGTTTGAGCAAGAACTGTCGATCAAATGTCTTGTCATCTCTACCTTGTGACATGTTACGCAACCAACCCATGAATTGCAAATAAGGTAAGGTAACCTGGCGATCCTTGGTCATGCGGCCTTGGTATCGATCTTGATCTTTAAGCATGAAGGCCATGTTATGTAGATCACTGCCACTGCTGCGCCATCCATCTATACTACCACTTTGCAGGGTTTCTTTAGCATATTTTTGTGCAGCTTTTGGGTCAGTTTTTTTAAGCATTTGCAATGCCATTATAGCGTTAAAGAAATTATCAGCTAATTCACTAGTGAAGATTTCTGCCATCTTCGATGGATTACGGAATAATCTAGCTTCAGCTAATTCTTGTATGAATTCAAACGACATATTTCCTACCTAA